CTATACTGAAGAAGAGTTTATAATTAATTTTAAAACGTTGCTTGAAACTAAATTAAATCATTCGACTAAATTAGTATCTAAATTAAAGGAATACTTTCAAGATGAAGAGGATGGAAATGTAGAATTTAAAAAGGCATCTTGTTCTGATATCATAACTTTGCTTGGTTCAAATACCGAAATGGCAATTCAAACTGTGTATTTGCTTGATTTATTAGATAATAATTTCCCCGAGTTAAAAGGTGATGAGGTTACATTTATTGGAAGCACCTTTATAAATTACGGAGAAGAAACCCCCTTTTTAAATCATTGTATTTGTATCGCGGATACTGCAGTGGTTAAAGAGGGGCAAGTAATCGAATGTTATGATAATGAAAAAGACATCTTATGCGCTTGGACGAAATTAATCCGAGAAACTGACCCTGACATTATTATAGGTTATAATATTTTCGGTTTCGATTACAAGTTTATGTTTAATCGAGCAAAAGAGAATAATTGTGTAGAATTATTTATGAAATTGGGGCGAACGAATGATATACCAACTGAATTACAAGAGCAAAGCATCGTTCTTGCTTCTGGTCCTTATGATTTGTCGTGGATTCCGATGATTGGACGTCTTCAGATAGATTTATACACATATATGCGTAAGGATTTTAATTTAAGTTCCTATAAATTGGACTTTGTTGCTTCTACTATGCTTAGTGATTCTGTTAAAAAGTTTATTAATACCGACGATACTTGTATGATTTATACAAAAAATATGAAAGGAATTGAAGTAGAAGGTTTCGTTCATTTTGAAATATTAAATCATTCATCGGAATTATATAATGATGGTGAAAAGTTTAAAGTGCTGGACATAAATAAAGATGGGTTTGTAATTCAAGGTAATATTAAATGTGAAGAATATCTTAATTGGGGATTAGCAAAGGATGATATTAGTCCACAGGATATTTTCGAAATGACAAAACAAGGACCTAAAGAAAAAGGTATCATTGCAAAATATTGTATTCAGGATTGTAACCTAGTCCATCATTTGTTTCAAAAGATTGATGTTATGACTACATTCGTTGAAATGAGTAAATTGTGTAGTATACCTATTACATTCTTGATGACAAGAGGACAGGGTATTAAACTTACAAGTTATATGGCGAAAAAATGTAGAGAGAAAGATGTATTAATGCCGCTTATATCAAAGGGTGATGAAAATGAGGGTTACGCTGGCGCTGTCGTATTGGAACCCAAATGCAATATATATTTGAAAGACCCCGTTGCGTGCGTAGATTATGCCTCACTATATCCATCTGCTATTATTAGCGAAAATTTGTGTATGAGTAGCAAAGTGTCGTCTATCGAATATGATTTGAAAGGTAATGTTAAAAAAATGACGGGTCATCGTAATAAAGATGGCACTTTTAAATATGATAATTTGCCGAATTATTCCTATGTCGAACGGAGGTTTGATACATTTACTTCGGAAGGAAATAATAAAGTAATTAATGGTTATAAAATAACTAGGTGGGCACAATATCCAGATAATCAAAAAGCAATTTTGCCGGCAATTCTTCAGGAACTTCTCGCTGCTCGTAAGTCTACAAAAAAACAAATGGAGAAGGAGCAAGACCCATTTAAGAAAAACGTGCTTGATAAGCGACAACTTAGTATTAAAGTTACTGCGAACAGTTTATATGGTCAGGCGGGTTCCAAAACGAGCACATTTTATGATATGGATGTTGCAGCAGCAACGACAGCGACCGGTCGTATGATGCTTATATATGCGAAAGAAGTCATTGAACAAGTCTATAAAAATAAAAGAGTAGAAACTAAATATGGAGAGATGATTACGAACGCCGAATATATTTATGGAGACACTGACTCAGTATTCTTTACATTCAATTTGACACAAAATGGCGAAAAGATTGACCCACAAAAGGCATTAGAAATTACAATTGAAATGGCGAAGGAAGCGGGTCACTTAGCAAGCAAGTTTCTGAAACAACCGCACGACTTGGAATATGAAAAAACGTTTCTGCCCTTTTGTCTCTTATCAAAAAAGAGATATGTTGGAATGTTATATGAAGATGACCCGCACAAGTGTAAAAGAAAATCGATGGGTATTGTTTTAAAACGGCGCGATAATGCGCCAATCGTTAAAGATGTATATGGTGGTATTATAGATATTCTGATGAAGGATAAAGACATTGTAAAATCGATAAAGTTTTTAAGAGAAAGTCTGGACCAAATCGTAAACGAAAATGTACCAATTGAAAAATTAATTATAAGTAAATCAATCCGTTCCTTTTATAAAAATCCAAAACAAATCGCGCATAATGTATTGGCGGAAAGAATTGGAATCAGAGACCCCGGAAATAAACCCGCGTCGGGTGACCGTATACCATATGTTTATATTCAAACAAATGGTAAAAAATTACAAGGTGAAAAAATAGAGACACCTCAATATATTCACGACAATAAATTAAAAATAGATTATGGTTATTATATTTCAAACCAAATTATGAATCCAATCCTTCAAATATACTCACTCGTATTATATGATATGGTTGAGTTTAAAAGAAGAAAGGGAAGTTTTATACAAGAACTTAAAACATATAAGGATACATTGGAAGAAACCAAATATATTAAAAAGGAACAAGACTTAAAAGAGAAAGAAGTTGAAAAAATATTATTTGAGAGTTATCTTAGAATACAAAATAATAAAAAAATCAATAATACAATGATTACGTCATTCTTTAAATGAAAATACTGGGTCAAATGAAAATACTAATTAGTATACGGCGCCATATACCAGTTCATAGATAAATAATCACTGCTTGCCGGCATAGTTGTAGTTGTAATCATTTTTAATGATGGACCAGATGCAAATAGTGATTGAACCTCATCATAATTAATAGCATAACCATAATAACGGAGGGATGATACATATCCTTTCATACCAGCATCTTCGCCAATATATGTGTCGTAATAATTTTGACGTGGTAAATTTATTAAGTTTTTTCTTTGTTTTAATAGACCATTAATATATATATCAACCGACTTACCCTGAACTCTTATACTGCAGCATATCCATTTTTGGATAGGTATATTTGGTATTTGTATTTTTTCAATTGTATTTCTGCTATTATCGAATGTATTCATAACTAATGTTAATTGTGCACCATTATTATTATTCATACTTGATATAAATAACCCTGGAGATACATTAAAATATTCTGTTTCACCATTAGAAATAGGAGTATAATTCAAATTATCCTGCTCTATTAATCCTTTTGAAAATATTCTATTATTAGTAATGCCCGATTTTGCATCATTTATCATAAACCATACATTCCAACTAAATTCTAATCCTTGATTTGCATCAACAGACCTATAAATAGGAACTGAACCTTCTACATTTGGATTAGATGACACGACGGTTAAAACATCGGATGCTACCATACCATTAATAATATATGGGTTATAACTAGCGCCAAACATATTCTTTATAAAACTCATACCAATTTGAAATAAAATTATAAATAACAATAAACACAGAAAAAAACCTACAAACTTGCTTATTGCTGAGTTTGCTGTTAAAAACTCTTGTGTCATTGCACCCCATTTTGTTAATGGACCTGTGATTTGTTCTGAACCAGATACGTTAGACACTTTTTTTTGAACTGCTGCTGCGCCTGCTTGCGCTGCATTTGTAATTTTATTTCCAACTGCTTTAATACTTTCTGCTGCTTCTTTTGTTTTTTCTATTGCCGCCCCCGCAACATTTTTAGCCTGGGAAGATAATGTTTTATTTGAACTATTCGTTTTTAATTTATTTGTATTCATTTATATAAATAAATATTATAAAATTACATTAAGTAAAACTTTGCTTTTTCATTTTGATTTTCATAAAATATAAATGCAGCGTTATATTGGTTTAAGAAATTACCCAACAAATTATTGCTAAATCCACCCGAATATATAGTCCATACTTCTTGAGGACTTAAAAATCGAGGATAATATCTTGTGTTCGACAAATATCCTGTAAACCCTTTGCCAAATTTAAATGGTTGTAATTCAGTTGTATTTTGTATGTATTGAGGATTAGACGGTATCGTTGTATTCACCAATTTGCCATTAACATAACTATCTATCTTATTGTCGCCAAAACATACTACTAAGTTTACCCATTTTTGAATACTTATATCGGGTATAGTAATTGCAGCGTCGGATTGAGTATCGTCTGATGTTTTTGGCGCGGTAAGATATTCAATTTTAACCTGATTTTTATAGGAATCTAAATAAATATTTGGACTTAATCCTTTATTGGTCTCTCTCTTACATAAATTTTTGGGTTGTCCTAACATATCATTCCAGTCATTAATATACATCCATAATGATACGGAATAAGAGGTTTTGGGAGTATAGGATGTTATCTGTGTTTCTATATTAGCATTTTTCGGAGAATCTGACCCCTCGCTATATGATTTAAACATTGATAAATTCATAATTATAACAATGAATATTACTAAAACAGCGATAATCATTACAATCTTGGCGCGTCCTTCGATTTGGTTTGTAAATATAAGATACGCGCCAATTACACCGAATAAAATAAAAATAATTGTTGTAAAAGAAGATACATCCATTATATTATTAAAATATTAAAATGAGGGTTTATTTATATATATATTATTTATATCTTTTATTGATAGAGGTGCTTCATAATAATGCATATGCGCAATGCCTCCTATATCATTATTATCCGTTGAACCAACTTCTAATAATTCATCGACTAATATAGAATAACTAATTGCGTTTTTATAATTTCCTACTAAATTACCATTAATAAATAAATCTACTTCTCCATAATTATTATTAATAACAATATGATTCCACCTTTGATATAATATGTTGCTTGACCTATATAATACAACCGGTATATTTTCGGGTTGATTGATTATTTCCATTGTTAACTCATTTGTGCCGTGATTAAAATACATAGATGGGCGATTTCCATAATGTATAATTGTATCTCTTCCGGTCATTGTTGGAGTTGGATTTAAATATACCCAAAAAGATAAACTATAAATATAATTATTGTTACTTAAATCTTTTACGAAGTTTTTTGAAAAGTTGGAATTATTAAAGGTTGCTAAATATAACATTGTTTTTTCATAATAAGACATTAATGTTTTTTGTTTTTCTACAACACCATTTATATATTTTCCAATATCACCATTGCTTGCATCTTTATTTTTAATAATGTCATCTATTGCGGGATTTGTATACATTGCTTGTTGTAAAATATATTTGTCATAATCATCAATAGTAAAATGGATTGGAAACGTTTCGTCTGTGATAACAGTCGTAAATCCTTCTCTAGTAAACTTTTCTTTTGCATATAATGCTCTTGTTATTCTGTCTGCATATACCGGTATTACGCTCGCAGATACGTCTGTATTAAATGATAAATCATATGTTACTGTTTTATTTTCTTGTAATTTATAAAGTGCTCTCTCATAAAATGGTTTTGTATTTACTATTTTTTCATTTAATTCTTGTTTGGATACGGGTTCCACATATGAGTTTAAATATACTGGTTTATCTACAATAACAATATTGCTTTGATTATTATTAAATTTAAAAAAATACACACCCGCGTATATAAGTGTTACAAGTATTAAAATCACAAATAGTATAAATACTGTTGTAGGTGTATTTTTATAATCTTGTTTTATAAAATCTATAAAATCGCTGATTAAACACGGTATATAAAAAATTAGGTTTTTAATATATTCTAATATAGGTGTTGCCATCTTAGTTGAATACATATTTGTATAAGAATTAATGATTGACAATACAATCACCATTAATATAATTGTAAATGTGGATGAAATATTAATACTTGTTAAAAATAGACTGATGATTAGATTATATACAATGTAAAATGCAATAAATAATGAAAAAACCAGTAATAATAATTTAAAATAATTACTTGTATAGGTTGTAATTTCAAATTGCAAATTATAATATTTTTCATCATTAAATTTTCGAAATGTAAAAAATAAAATATATGAAAACAAGACAATATATATAAAAATCATAGGAATATTTGCGTAATCTAAAATTTTATATGGATTATAAAAGAAAATGATATAACCTATAATAAGCATAAACACAATTAATAATATTAAAAATGATGGTAAAAATATATCTGCTCGTTTGCTGTATTCATTAAAATTTCTTAATCCATCACCTAATATTTTAGGATATTCGCCCCAGGGTTTTTTTATTATATCATCTATAAATATTTCAAATTTAGATTTGTCAGACATATTATTTATTTATATTAAATATTCTCTAATGAAGTTTTTTTTCCGTGACAATTTCTACATAATGCGATTAAATTAGAAATATCATTGCTTCCGCCTTGGTCTAATCTTATTGTATGGTCGACCTCAAACCAAGCAGTCAGTTTCTCTTTACAGTCACCGCATTTCCAATTTTGGTTTGAAGCAACAAACTTTTTTTTTGTCTCACTCACGCTTCTTTTATGTGTTCTACTATTTTGAGTTAATCGGTCGCTTCCTCTCTCATCATTTTGTTTATAAGATAAAAAGGGTGAAATCATATCTTTAGTGTTCTTATCTATCGGCATAACATTTATATATTGATTTAGCGCCTTTACTGTATTAACGCCTTGTACCGGGTTTCGTTGAACTACTAAATAAAACCCTAGACCAACTACTAAAATGCCCGCCATTTTATAATATTTTTTATATGAACTGAATGAGTTTAAAAGAAAATTGTCATAATAGGTGTTATATGCTAATATTCCAGTAATTATTAAAATCATAAAAGATATACTCATTTATATATATAATAAATAATTATAATAAGAATAATAACAATAAATATGATATGTTTTATCCATTTTTTATATACTCGATTATCTTGATATAGTGCCAAATAGAACTTGTCCATATAGGCATTATAATTTACATAGGGTTTATTTATTTCAATGTTAAAATCTCTATATATGAAATAACCATAATCCATCATTGTCTCTCTTGTATCATAAAAACTTTCAATAGGATATTTTTTAATTACTTTAAAAAGAGTGTTCTGATATTCAGTCGGTATAAAATAAGGTATTGCCTCAAATAGTATTTTAATCTTTTTCTTGTTAGGTTTGTTAGGACTATAATAATAACAAGAAAAACATATATAATTAAATAATAAATCCAACTTGGGTATAATCATTAAATATAATATATAAAAAGTTTATAATATTTACATTATGGACCAAAAACTATTATGTAATAATTGCGGAAATTATGGACATCTATTTTATAATTGTAAAAAACCTATTACCAGTTTTGGAATCGTATGCTATCGATACACAGATAAACTTGAATATTTATTGGTAAAACGAAAAGATAGTCTCGGATATGTTGATTTTTTGAGAGGAAAATACAATGAAAATAACAATTTTCAGTTAAAAAATATTATTAATGAAATGACTGAATACGAAAAATATGATATATTAAATAAACCCTATACTGAGTTATGGGACAAATTGTGGAACAAAGTTAACGATAGATATGATTCAAAAAATGAGGAGAAGTATAATTATGTGGTGCTTCATAAAAAAGATTTATTTAATACAACTACAAAATGGACTGAACCTGAATGGGGATTTCCAAAGGGACGACGCAATTATAAAGAAAAGGATTTAGAATGTGCTCTGAGAGAGTTTGAAGAAGAAACAGGTTATAATAAAAATAATTTAATCATTATTAAAAATTTAAATCCATTTGAGGAAATATTTACAGGGTCTAATTTAAAATCATACAAGCATAAATATTTTTTAACGAAAATAGAAGTAAATGACTCTTTGGTGGATACTACATATCAAAAAAGTGAAATTGGTGATATGAAATGGTTTTCATATGAAGAATGTTTAGAAAAAATAAGAGACTATAATATTGAAAAAATACAAATATTAAATTCAATTCATCAATTATTAAAAAATTATAACATTTTTTAAATATAATGGAACTTTATAAAAAATTAAGATTAAAGGAATATAAAAATCAAAAATATTTTGAAGATAATCCTACCTATGCTTTACCTTATCCACATTTAGACGACCTTAAATTACAAAAAAAACTTACATTAAAAAAAGAGTTTAGTTATAAATATGATGGCGAAATTAAGGATGTTTCGAAACACGCCAATATTATATGCAAACATAATGAACAGTTTGAATTATCGCCACATCAAGAGTTTATAAAACGTTTTATATCCTATCAAAGCCCGTATAATGGTGTGTTGTTATATCACGGATTAGGAAGTGGTAAAACTTGTTCCGCAATAGGTATCACTGAATCCATAAGGAAATTTTCAAAATATATACATAACTTTAAAAAGATTATAATCATAGCGTCACCTAATGTTCAAGAAAACTTTAAATTACAATTATTTGACCCGTCTAAGTTAGTTAAAAAAAATAATAATTGGTCAATCCACGGGTGTTTAGGCAATTCTCTCATAGAGGAATTAAATGTATATCAAATAAATAATTTAACACACGAAGACCTTAGTCAAAAAATACAGCGTCTTGTAAATAGTTATTATGAGTTTACGGGTTATATTGAGTTTGCGAATCGTATTCAAAAATGTATAACTGTTCAAGACGGTGGTGTCAATGAAAGAGTTACTCAGAAAAAATTAAAATCTGAATTTGAAGATACTTTAATTGTCATTGATGAGATACATAATATTAGGTTAAACTCGGACATTAAAAATGATAAAAAGGTTGCCAAATCATTATATCAATTGGTCCAATATGTCAAATACTTAAAATTAGTATTCTTGACTGGCACACCAATGTATAATGACCCAAAGGAAATCATATTTGTTTTAAACATTTTAAATATGAATGATAATAGGTCTATCATAGGAACCCGAGAGATATTTGATGAGAATGACAATTTTATAATCCGGGATGGTCAGGAAATAGGGAAGCAATTATTTATAATGAAGGCCAATGGTTATATATCTTATGTTCGTGGTGAAAACCCTTATTCATTTCCATATTTAATTACACCGAGTATGTATAATGACCCGCACTCTATTAAAGTAATTGGCACATACCCTCGCGTCCAATTTAATACAAAAAAAATTACACAACCCATTAAGTATTTAGATTTATATGTAAACCAATTAAATGAAATACAAGAAGCGGGATATAATTATTTTTTAGATAGAGTAAGTGAAAAGATAAAAGACCAAGAAGGGTTTGAAGAGACAGACTCATTTGGTTATGGTATCATTCAATCACCGATTCAGGCGCTTAACATTGTGTATCCAGATGACACTTCATTCCTTACAGGAAATGTTGGATTAAAAAGTGTAATGAACTATAATGAGAGACAAAATCCGCCAAGCAAAAACAATTTCGAATATAAAAGATTAAAAAATATGTTCTCTTATGCTGAAATTGGCAAATATAGTCATAAAATAAAAGCAATACTAGACCGTATCATAAACTCAAAAGGCATAGTATTAATTTATTCTGGTTATATTGATGGCGGTATTGTTCCATTATCACTCGCATTAGAACATATTGGTTTTACACGTTATGGCGCTAAATCCAAAACCTTATTTAAAACAAAACCTTATAAAGACGGAGATTATGCGCCAATGAAAAAGTTCACATACTCTATCATTTGCGGTGAGAAAACATTAAGTCCCGACAATAATGAGGAGATTGAGGCATTAACACACGATAATATAAATGGTGAAAAAATTAAAGTTGTAATGATTTCGCAGGCAGGAAGTGAGGGCATTGATTTAAAAAATATAAGACAAGTCCATATAATGGAACCGTGGTATAATATGAATCGTATAGAACAAATTATAGGTAGAGCAAGAAGAAATTGCAGTCATAAAGATTTACCATTAGATGAGAGAAACGTAGAATCATTTTTACATTGCACCTCTTTAAATACCAATGTCGAATCAATGGATATGTATTTATATAGATTGTCCGAAAAAAAATCAATCAATATCGGTAAGGTTTCGCGCGTATTAAAATCGGTTGCAGTCGATTGTATTTTGAATAAGGAGCAACAGTTATTTGCTCGTATGAATCAAAAAATTAAACTCACATTAAGTGATTCTAAAAAGATTGATTACATTGTGAAAGATGAGCAATTTACATCCTTATGTGATTATAGCGATGATTGCGAGTATGAATGTATAAATACAGTATCTGATAAAGATGCAACTGATATTTCCACTTACGAATACCAATTTACACAAAGCAACAAAGTTCTTGAAAAGATTAAAAACTTATTTAAACTAAAACACTCTTATAAAAGAGCAGAAATAGATAAATTAGTGAAAACGAAAGGTATTAATATAGAAGAGATTGATAGGGCCTTACAAGATTTAGAGATTTCTACATTGGTGGATAAGTTCGGTAAAAAGGGCACTATAATACACGTATTAGATTTATATTTTTTTCAACCTATCGAAATAAATGACCCTCACATATCTATGTATGAAAGAATTGTTCCAATACAAGTTAAAGATAAACAATTTGCTTTAGATTTAGAACACGAAGAAATTGAAGATGATAATGAAGTAATGGCCATATTTCGGGATAAATACACTCGAGCAATGGAAGAACACGACCAATTAAAAAATGAAGATGATTGGTATAACTTCTTTAATGTAAGTTCGGAATATTTGAAAAGTATGGGAGTATCCGATGCCGAATTAACAGAACATTTAATAGCGCATTTGTGCGAACAATTAACATTACAGGATGAAATAATTATATTAAATGAGGTATTTAATAAAGATGGAGTATTAGAAAACTTAATAAAGGATTATTACAGTAAGTTTATTATTCGTAATGATAAAATACACGCAATATATTTAATTGATGTATTATTAAAGGAAGATAATGAGCACATACTTGTATATGATAATTTTAAATGGAGGGAATCTACTTATACCGAGAGAAATGTAATCGCACCAAGTCTTAAAAAAAAGATTTCTATTCCAAAGGGTCCATTCTTTAAAATTATAGGATTTATGGGTCAAAATAAATCATCGAATACATTTGAGTTTAAAATAAGAGATGAAGAGGATACAAAAAGCACTGGCGCACTCGTTGAAAATAAACCCAAACCCGCTATTATATCTCTCCTTAACACAACTGTTAATAAAGCGGGGGCATTTAATAAAACAAATACTCAATCCAAAAAAAAGAATGAATTAAGCGTAATAGAGGAATTGTTATTAAGACATTACGATAAGAATAACACGAAAAAGGCAAGATGTTTTTTAAATAAATTAGAGTTTTATTATTTAAATAAAAATTGAGATAGAAAAAACATATTTAAATATAATAGATAATGGCAACTAAAGTAAAAACTTCAACGAAGGGAAGCAAAAGTAAAAAGAGCACGATTGTTACAAATCCTCAATTGCCTGAGTTTGATGATTTGGAAATAGCCAAAATGTTAGATGTCGATAGAATTGATGATTTTATTGAAGAGAATTATAAAAAATATACATACGCAACTGAAGATGAAATCCAACGAAAATCTGTTGCAGATAAAAGGATTAATGAACTAAAGGCGCAATTTGTATCACGTCTAAATACGCTATACGTTGATTATAAGGACACCGGTAAAGAAACTATTAGAGAAAAAGCAGATGAATTAATTGAATCATACAAATTACAAATTGATGCAGTTCTAAATGATGCGATGTTTGTTTATAAAATGGCGTCTGTTCCAACCGATGCGCAAGTTATTGAAGCGCGTAAACGGACTTCATCAGTCCCAGTTCCAGTTGTAAAAAAAGCACCACCATCTTACACTGGAAAAGAACGAAAATTAATTGAAAAGGTAAGACACGCCGAAAATTATACTACAGAAATTAATGAATTAGACAAACAAATTGAGGGTTTAGATGAATCTTATAAAAATGCTATACAAGAAGAAACAGATACAATAACCAGTTGGGGTGAAAAAAAAATGGCGGAAATAGTAGACCGTTATGAGTTTAAAAAAGAAGAGGAAGAAAAAATACAACAGTCTAAAGAAATGAATGGACTACCGACTGACAAAGAATTACAAATAAGTATGTTGGAGGACGCCGAAGGAAGAGAATTAAATACGATTCAGCAAAGAACTATTATTGCAATTATAACGATGAAACATAAATATCTTAAAATGGCATCAAGTGGGGTAAAACTTGACACAACCCCAATTAATGTGGTTGAACCAGAACCAGAAGAGGTTGTTATACAAGACACCAAGTTATATGTAACGTCATTAATCCATCATAAAATAAAGGTGTCATTTAATAAAATAGGGAACAATATGGATGTATATTTTAAGAAGTATGCTGAAAGAGAATTAGAAGGAAAATGCCGCAAGGAAGGTTATATTCGCCCAAATAGTTCTACGATTGTAAATTATTCAACAGGACTTTTAAAAGGTGATTCTGTAATATATGATGTAGTATATTCAGTCGATGCTTGTTTCCCCTATGAAAATATGGAGTTGATGTGTAAAATAAAAAATATTACTAAAATAGGTATTCGCGGAGTAATAACTGATACGCATAACCCAATTGTATTATTCATTAGCAGGGAGCATAATTCAAATAAAAACTTTGAAGATTACGAAGAAGGTCAGACAATTAAGATTCGCGTTATAGGTCATCGATTTGAATTAAATGATGAGTTTATTAGTGTAATTGGCGAAATACTATAGGCGCGAAATACTATAAAATAGTATAATGACGAAATAATATAAACAATTTTTTAATTATACTTTATTATGGTATATACAACAAAAAAACTCGAACAAATGTGTAAAATAATAGAATCATTTCCAAAGGAAGAACACATTGAAATACTTAAAATAATAAACAGTAACAATAATTTAACTCTCAGTGAAAATAATAATGGAACATTTATTCATATGGAAGATTTGAATGATACTATATTAAACCTCATACAAGACCGCATTACGTATTTTTTAAAACAACAAAATGATTTTGACGTAATCGAAAACGAAAAAAATATATTAAAAAGTAATATAAATATTATGTGTAATAATTAAATAATGCTTAATATAAGAGATTATTCAAACCTTTTTATGAAACGAACTTTTGATTTACCCAAATATAAACAAAAAAAAATTAAAAAAAAAGAAGAACCTTATGATTATTTATTTTATGAAATTTACCGTAAAATAAATAATTTAGACTATATAAGTTTTACTACATATAATGAGAAGCAGGTTAAAACAAAAATGGCAGAAGAAATAAATAAATTAAAAATAAAAAAGAAGGACTTCATTATGGATAATCTGATGTATGATTTTAATATACATCTAATCACATTAAATGCAATCTGTATGTATTATAAAATTAATTTAATATTTGTAAAAGACCAAATATATATTAAAATGTTTCATAATGAAGATAGTCCCATAATAGTAATGGATAATAATTTTAAATTTTTAGATTACAATGAATCCATATATGATACGCATTATGAAATTACTAATTTAGAAAAACCGATGAATTGTGTATCATATTATAAAGTAGATGAACTAATACCAATTGCTATTAAACTACACTTGAATTATGAAAAAATAAAAAAACAAATTTTATATGATTCAATATATAATAATTTAGTAAAATTAAATATATTTAAAATTGATTAATTAAATACTATATAATAATATATACCAAATGTCGCTAAATGAGGCCTTTATCTTATTTAAACAGGCGATTGCTAAAAAATACAATCCTAGTCAGGAAGTAAAAAGTAAATATGATATACGCCAGAAAAACTCAAGCATTGAGTTTGAAACCCGGTTTGGTCTTAAAAACTCTATCAGTAAAATGGAGTTTGAGAGGGTATATAATAAATTAATATCGCACGGATTTGTTAAAGTTTCAGAACAGTATCACTTGAAAATCATAACAGATAATGCGACCAGACTAAGAAGTGAAATTAATGATTTAAGCAGTATAAGAGAATATTGCAAAACGAATATATTGCCCGACAACACAGAGCATATTATTAAAGAAAATATCGATAGATATATAGATAATTCTGACTTTAACTTTAGAATATCTATACAAAAAGAGTATAAATATGATAACGCTGACCCCGAAATTGCAGATTTATACAAAAATTGGAAAAGTATAGAAAAGTCGTACCGTTATATGACGCGTATTAAATTGCAACATCCGGATAAAAAAGCGCTATGCGTAGATTTAAGTATTGTAAAGTCAGCAAAATCAAAGGATGGCGCATTGTTAAAAGAGCAAGACTTCTCAATGAGCAAATTGTTTAGCACAAATGATGAGTATGAGATTGAGATTGAAATTAATGATTTGCGATATTTATTAAAAGACAAAAAATCAATCGAACTTAAATACAATAAATTAAAAGAGGATATGAAAAATACAATCAAGTATGTTGCGGCAGGATTTCAATCATCTAATTTCCCAATATCATTGACAGAACAAAAAATGGTATTCCGTGATTATAATAAGTTTATTGGTAATAAAGATTCGGACGTGGTTGACACGTCAATGTTTATAGGTCCATCCTCATTAACTCTTCAAAAAATCAATTTAATAGATGACCCAGAAAATTTAAATCCTTCCGTATTAAATAACTTTTGTGTTACTGATAAAGCAGATGGAGACAGAAAATTACTAATTATTTCTATGTCTGGAAGAGTTTACTATATTACAATGAATATGAACGTTCAATATACGGGCGCTATTTGTATGGACACAAAAATGTATGGAACCATTATTGATGGTGAACACATTTTATATGATAAAAATAAAAGATATATCAATTTATACGCAGCATTCGACATTTATTTTATATCTAAAAAAGATGTGCGAAAGTTTCCATTTATTTCACAATCCGAATGCAGATATGTAATTTTAAATCAAGTTATGAGCACTATCAAATTTAAGTTTGAATCTGAAACAGAACAACCCTCATTCGTTGTAAAGAAGTTTTATCCTTCAACTAAATCAGAATCTATTTATGATTGTTGCGCCAAGTTATTTAAATCGATTGAGGCACATTCATATCCATATGAGACAGATGGTATTATATTTACATCGAATACACTTGGAGTAGGTATGGAATCTAAAGATGATACTATAAAAAATAAAAAATATACTTGGAAACAGAGTTTTAAATGGAAGCCACCTGAGTTTAATACTATTGATTTCTTGGTAAAAGTTAAACGAATTGGCGCTCAAGATGATATTGAATATATTAATGATGGTGGCAATGTTCAACCTTATAAAATTTTAAATCTGTTTGTTGGTTATAATGAGAAAAAGGACGGTCACTTAAATCCACAGCAATTAATGTTTGACGGCATTACATCAAGGGGTGGTGAATCAGTATATGCTCCCGTATTATTCACGCCAACATCACCTATAGACCCTCTAGCGCATATTTGTTATATACCTCTTAAAAATGATAGTAGTGGAGAGATGAAAATGTTTACAGAAAATAATGAAGCGATTGACACAGATATTGTTATAGAGTTTAAATATGTAAAAAATGATGACCGACGAATGTCTTGGGTTCCATTGAGGATTCGTTATGACAAAACAGATGATTATAAAAAAAAGAAATCGTTCGGAAATGCTTATCACGTTGCAAATAGTAATTGGCACACAATTCATAATCCAGTAACAAAGGAAATGCTTACATCCTATACGCAGATAGTATTGGAAGACGACGATGTATATTATAACACAGAAGAGGGCAAGTCTAAAACAGAAAAATTGAAAACATTTCATAATATGGGAGTAAAACGTCTTCTAATAGATACAGTATGTAAACCAGGGATAACATTAATTGATTTTGCTGTAGGTAGAGGCGGTGATTTATACAAATGGAATGCAAATAAAGTAAGGTTTGTATTGGGTATCGATATTTCAAAAGACAATATTCATAATCCTAAGGGTGGAGTTTGCGCGAGATACTTGGGATTAAAAAAGAAATGGAGTAATCTAGTGGATGCATTATTCATTCACGGTGATACATCTAAAATTATATTAAATGGAGATTTTGCAATGGATGATGATAAACAAGAAGAAACAAACAGTAAATTTGTGGTAGACCAAGTAATGGGTATTGGGACTCAAAGCGCCAGTCACGGACCCTATATATCAAAATTATTCGGTATATCATCTGACCTATTTGACGTAGGTTCAATACAATTCGCAATACATTATATGTTTAAAGATATATTTACTATTCATAACTTCTTAAAAAATTGTAGTGATATGATTAAAGTGGGTGGTTATTTAATTGGAACTTGTTATGACGGCGAGTCTGTATTTAAAAAATTAGAACAAATACCGGATGGAGAATCAAGTTCATTATATATAAAAGAATCCAAAGTATGGTCCATTAAAAAAATGTATAATAAAGAAGAATTTACAAAAGAAGATTGCTTGGGTTATACTGTAGGAGTATATCAAGATTCGATTAATAAAGAGTTTGAAGAATATTTAGTTCATTTTCCGTATTTTATAGAAATGATGGGAAATTATGGATTTATGCCACACTCTCCCGTTAAAGACTTAGAACCAATTGATACATTCGAAAGTATATATAAAAAGGGAGGATATGTTATGTCACCTGAAGAACAACAAATATCATTCTTAAATAAATACTTTATGTTTAAAAAGGTTCGCTCTGTTGCAACTACTCAAATACACGACCAATTCACTCACGGCGAAGAGGTTTCTTATAAAATCGGTAAACCCGTAAAATTAAATAAGAAGGTTGTATTGAAAAAATAGTATAAATGAAAAATAGTATAATAAAAAATAGTATAAATGAATGTGGCGTATTTTATTAGATGAATAGTTATAATATTAATGAAGTAGTAACACTTATACCCGAAATCAATATTAGAATTGACAAACCAATGTTTTATATTAATGAAACTCTGCGAAATTATACTCACAATATTAAATTGGAAATTGACCCTATTACTGATTTATGGGATAAAAATAAAAAATATTCAAATCCATATGAGTTTATTAATACAAATTATGATTCATCTACTTGTTGTATATGTTCTTATAAACCTATTTCAAGAGCATTTTTTAAAATGATTGAAATTATAAACCATTATAATTTTTATTTTGATAAGAATATTAAAAGTTTTCATTTGGCAGAAGGACCCGGCGGATTTATAGAAGCACTCCAATATGTTCGCAATAATGATTATGATATGTATTATGGTATGACACTAATGGTAGGAAATAAAGATGTTCCTAAATGGGATAAATCCAACTATTTTTTAAATAAACATTCGAATGTTATTATAGAGAAAGGCGCTGATAAAACTGGCAATTTATATACGATTGAAAATCTCATATACATTCGCGACCATTACAAACATAGTATGGATTTTATAACGGGTGATGGCGGGTTTGATTTTAGTGTAGACTTTAATAAACAAGAAGAGAGTTCATTAAATCTGATTTTTGCCGAAATCTGTTTTGCTATGGTTTTACAGAAAAAGGGAGGGTCGTTTATATTAAAAGTATTTGACACGTTTAGTTCATTGTCGATAGAATTATTATATTTGTTAACCTATTTGTATGAGACCGTAAGCATTACTAAACCACTACCAAGTAGACCTGCCAACTCAGAAAAATATATAGTATGTTTAAACTTTAAAATGGTTCCTAATATTAATAATTTAATTCAGAACATAATTGAGAAGTATCATTTGATTTCAACAAATAGTATAACCTCTATAATGGATATTACTATATCTAATTGTTTTTTAGATAAAATAAAGGAAATCAACTCTATATTTGGGCAATCTCAAATAGAAAATATAATGAATATCATAACCTATATAACTGATAAAAATAAATATGATAAACACGAACAATTAAAAAAGGCATATTTATCTAAATGTGTTAAATGGTGTAAAAAAAATAATTTACCCTTAAATGAAATATATGCTTAAACATAACAAGTGGAACACGCTTGTTCTAATTTTTTATTTGGATTGTATGGAGCACGACTTATAGCGTCATTTTTTCTCTTGGATACATAATTTGATGCTACTACTGAATCAATCGTATTAAATGTATTATTATTCTTTTTATACACGACACATTTTGTTTTAGAATCGTCTGTATTACAGACTGTCGATTTATATAGATTTTTGGATTTATCTATTACTTGTCCAACCATCATATTTTGTTCATATGTTTTACATCTTCTTTGAAGATATTGTTTAGTAGAAGAACAATAGTTGGGTCCATATAAGGTAGAACCCGACCGTCTTATATTATGAGAACCTCCTACACAACCATTTTCTGTATCAATACCTATACATTTATTAGTAGAGAGAAGTTGGTCATAAAATACATTACATTGTTCTAAATCAGTAGTAACCGATACACCCGGATTTTCAACGTCCGATATAGTTATTTTAGTAGAATTAGATTCATAATGAGGCATCAATTGTTTACGCCAATGTTTAATCGGATTTGGTTTTCCAAATGAACCTGTGAATGTTTGAGTATCTGTATTATTAAATGGTCTGCTATTTACTGGGACCGCTACTCTTTGTTGGGACCCTCCTTTTCCATAATATGTATAAAGCATTATATAAACATAAAAGAAAATATTATTATTATATAATGGAACAATATGATATGACTAAAGCAGATAAAGTATATTTAATATCCTGTGCCCTATTATTCGTCGGCATTCTATTTATGGCGGGTGAAAAACTTAAGTAGTATTTGCAATGATTGATAATGCGGTATCGGTTACATCACACGTAACATCGGCATCCTTATGTGGCGTGCATTTGGCATCCTTTGTAACATCATATTTAGGAGGTGTTATAATTGGCGGTTCCTCCTTTATTTTTTTTCCTTTTTTTAATTTTTTAGTTTTTCTACGGTTTTCTTCTTCTTTAAGTTTTTCAGCATCAATCATACGACCAATATCGTGTAATATATAAAGTATTATATACGAATAATTAGTTGATTCTTCTTCATCTATTACACTATTACTTGGAACAATAGGGTTATCCGTTTCATTTTTTGGCATTGTAAATGCTTCCTCTATTTTTTGTCTCATTTGTGCAACATTATCTGTATCTTGCATTTCACTAAACTGTTTCTTATTGTAAAATACTTCATTAAAGTGTTCATTCTTTTTTTTTGAAGTTGAACTATGTAATCTAAGTTGTTCTTCTATATATTTTTTATCTTTACAATTTTCACTCATAACATTAGATTCTCGTATATATGAATAATTTAATGCTATATTTGTATAATAATATTTATAAATTAAACAGCAAGCATCATTATAATTTTGTTTTCCTACTGGGTCCAATTTATCTATTATTTTGTCATATTTATTATGTTGTAAATATCTAGAATTGCCAATTTGCTTTAAAAGTGTTTTATTTCCATAAATTTTAGCAAATGTTTTTACAAAAAAACTAATTAATGGAACTCCATTGAACTTTTTTAATTTTGCTGTATACTCCTTTACCTTTTCTTGAACTTTATTTTTCATTTCATCTACTTTACCTTGTGCTGCTGCCATTGGATTTGCCAATCCCTTCATTGGACCCGCTAATGCTTTCATTTTATCACCCATAGGTCCTGCTAATGCTGTCGTAGGTCCTGCTAATGCTGTCATAGGTCCTGTCAATGCTGTCATAGGTCCTGCTAATGCTGTCATAGGTCCAGCGTTTGTCTTAACACCTTCTTGCGGTCCAGCGTTTGTCTTAACACCTTCTTGCGCGCCAACTAATGCTTTCATATTTTGTTGTGCTCCTGAAATAGTAGTTGTCAATGGACTCGCTGCACTCATTAATGATGACACGTTACCTTGACCTTTAACTTCTTCTATTTTACCCTGAACTTGTTTCATTACATCTGGCATATTAACTTTATCTAACAATGAAATCATACCGCCAATCTTTTTCGTTCTTCTTTTCATTCTTTTTTTTGTTATTCTTTTAATTGTCATATATTATTATTATATTAAAATCAATATCTACGAACCCTCATTAAAGCAACGTATGCCCCATTATGGTCGTTTCCTCCAAAACTGGTATCATTATAATTTTGATTTAAACTGGATAAATTTTTAAATCTAGTAAATAATGAACTATCGTGAACATATTTGCTATTTCCAGATTCTAATGGTATTTGGCGTGGGGTATAACCAAGTGTTGCTACATCACACGATTCATAACCAACTGCATCTTGATTTAAACGAATATGTATATTTACATCACCTACCTGATTACAACCACCGCACGATTGGTATTTACGACCTAAAGGGTCACCCTGATTTTGAGATGCCCTAAATGGACCAGCCATTGATTTACATACAGTTGTTCCATTAACTTTAACTGTATTTGTTTTAAATGCTTTTCGTAATATTTTTCGCCTTAAAGCGACATCGCCACCAACCATAGTAGAACCAAAACCAACCAATGGAGTAGACATTATATTATACAACTATATATAAAAAAAATATTAACTTAATTATTTTATTTTATTATGTCATAATTCGCGGGACAACATTCATCGAAATTAACTCTTGAAATAGTAATTTACAACTAAATGGTATTTCCACATAAGAGAACTCTGTTTTATTATCACATACATTACACAAATGAATATTCTTTTCATTATTATAAATGGCAATGAGTCCGCACGTTTTACACACGTGAACTCCGTATTTATCAGACACATCATATATACGTTCTCGTGTAAATCTTGATGCACCGTGTGAAATCATACAATCGCGTTCCATTTCACCAAAACGAAGACCGCCATCACGACTACGCCCTTCTGCCGGTTGGCGTGTAAGATTAACCATTGGACCAATGCAACGACTGTGCTGCTTGTCATTAACCATATGTTTAAGACGCTGATAATATACGGGACCAATAAATATATTTGTTTCGATTTGTTCGCCAGTTTTACCATCATATAACAATTCATTTCCTTTTGATTCATAATTATGCTTTTGTAATTCCTTAAATATAGTTTTCATATCTAATTCTCCAAAACTCGTACCATCACCAAACAATCCAAGTTCAAGAAGTAATTTACCCAGCAATGTTTCTTTTAATTGAGCGATTGTCATTCGAGACGGAATAGCGTGTGGATTAATAATAAGGTCCGGTCTTAATCCATCTTTTGTAAATGGCATATCCTCTTCACTAATAATATTACCAATAGTTCCTTTTTGCCCGTGCCTACTGCTAAACTTATCGCCAATGTTTGGTTTTCTTAAAGTTCGCAATCGTTCCTTACAGAAGTTATACCCATCGCCGTTACGATTAATACATACATCATCTACATATGTTTCTTCGTCGGTTCGGTGGATTTTACTTTCATCGCTATACTTAATTAATTTGGAATTGTCATTTTTATTTTCGCGAATCACTACAACTTTCGCTATAATAATATCTTTATCTTCGACAAGTGCATTTTTATCCATTACACCTTGTTTATTAATCTTATCATAATTACCAAACTTCATATTTTTAGTTGTCATCTTATTAGGTTTCATTCTAATTTCTTCTTCACCATTTACCTTTTTGTCTTCATCTTTTTCGGTGTGATAAATGGTCGCGTGAAATAATCCTCGTTTAATACTTCCCTCATTAAACAAAATGCTGTCTTCTTGATTAAACCCACTGTGAGTCATAATAGCAACAATAACTTGATTACCTGATGGCAACTTATTCAATTGTAACATATTCATAATGCGCGTTTCTACTAATGGTCTCATCGTATAATTTAGAACATATGCAGTCTTATCAAATCGTTTATTAAAGTTGGAAACATATATACCAATTGCTTGTTTACCCATTGCGCACTGATACGTATTACGCGGTGATTGGTTGTGCTCTGGAAACGGAATACAAGACGCTAATACTCCGAAAATTGTGCTGGGGTGTATTTCACAATGCGTATACGAGTAGGTTCTATCCATATATTTTGGTTTTGTAGCAATCATAGAATATAATTGTTCTTCTGGGTCAATATACTCAATAACGGATTCATCTATTTTTAAATTAATAAGGAGGTCTTCCCAAGTTAAATGTTTTTGTTGAATAGACTCTATAATTTTATGAGTAATTGCCAAATGATTGTTCTTTACTTTAAATAGAGGTCGAAGTAATCTGCCGCATTCATTTGTTACGCAAATCTCTTTTAGTTTATAATTAAACACAATTGAGGTGTAAATGCTAATAATTCCCTTATATTTTTTATTCTTTAAATCTTGAAATACTTCAATCGGTTTATCAGTTACGCCAATCCAACGACCATTTACGATTACTTTTACTTTATCATATAGATTGCCATTTTCAAGCGTTTGAATGTGGCGACTGAGGCAATCGTAAATAGATGTGCTGTCAGAATATCCTGATACGATTGTTAAATAACTAAGATTTTTTACAACACCAACTGATTGACCTTCTGGAGTCTCTGCTGGACAAAGAAACCCCCACGAAGTCCCGTGCAATTTGCGCGGTTCAATTAATTTACCGCTTTTATCAATTGGAGTATTAATTCGTCGAAGATGACTCAGTGTCGATACATATGTCAAACGATTCAATACTTGTGCTACACCAACCTTGTTCGAGTTCAGATGTTTAATTCCGAAATCACCTGTCGATAGAGCGCGCTTTAATCCGTTTTCAATAGTGGATGATTTCACAATTTTATAAATATTGGTCAGTGTAATAATATTCGTATAATCTTCGCTAGACTTCCACGACCCATTATTAATCTCTCGTATAACTTGCTTTTGAATATCTTTCACCACTTTATTAAAGTAATTTCGGAATAAATTATTAAGGAGTGTTCCGGTAAGTTCAATCCTTTTATTTTGATATGCGTCCCTATCATCGCTCGGTATTTGCCCAAGCGCTGATTTAATAATTTTATATGTCATATACCCGAGCAAATAGATGCGCTCAATTTGCAATTTACAATTTGGGAACAAATCATTAGTTAGCACATCAATGGCAAATTCTCTCTTCTTCTTCTGCCCCTCATCCTTATCCATATTAATCGGCGTGTAAATTACCGAACTTGTAATATATTTAATGCTCTCTTCTTGGTCAATATATTCACTCGCCTGTGAAATAGATGCTTTCAAATAATTAAGAACATCCATATTATCTTCCTTAGTAATATCCAAACAAATCACATTACAAATCTCTTTATCACTTTTAAGACCAAGTGCTCGAAATAGAATAAACAACGGAATAGGGCGTTTCAATCGGGGTAGTTGAACCAAAATCTCATTACCATACGAGTTTAATTTGGACGAAATCATCATATAGATTTGTTTGGGTGAAATACATTTCCAATCTGGAACTGCCCTCATTTCGGCGCTCCATAACCATTTATGATTGGGTTTTTGTTTATAACAAAATATTTTATTATCTGCTGGTTTTTCTTGCCCTAGACAAGTTTTTTCGGAACCATTAATAATAAAATATCCTCCTGGGTCCATACTGCATTCCTCAATTTTATCGGGGTGAATATGACCATATTGATTTAGAATACATATACACGATTTAAGCATAATAGGGATTTTACCAAATTGGATTTTAGACAATTTTACGTGTTTAATTTCTTCTTTTTCTAAACTATCACCACTCCTGATAACATATTGAATGTTTAAATCCAACGTAAAATTAGAGGTATAGGTAAAGTTTCGTAGACGAGCATTATTGGGGAACATCAATTTAGTTGCGCCATTATTTTCGTGAATTTCGGGACGATATATACACAAATTATCAAAGTTAATAATAATTTCTAAACGATACGTTTTAAATTCCTTAATATAGTCTTGACTTGACCGAATGACGAGCGGGTTAAACATCTCAACTGTTTTCTTCATTTGATTTTTAATGAAATCATTGTAAGATTCAATTTGATGCTTCACTAATTGATGCAAATGTTTATTTTCGAAATAGGATTCAATAACGGACCAGCAATCTTTAGCATTATACTCTTGGTCCTGGCGAGCCATTTGTTACAATTATATAATGTTATTTTTTTAATTCAATTTTATATGTTAAAGATTTTTATTTTTTTTGTATTTGTCTGTATATGAGTAAACTTAGGACGATTTCAATTGACCCCCAATTTTTGACAATATCTAAAAAAAAGCATACTGCCAAAAATAATATGCCTTTAAGTGAGGTTAAATTAAATTCCAATAATATTAGAGAATTATTATTGGAAAAGTTGAGACAACATAAAAAGAATAAAAAAACTCAAAAATTGCCAATGGTTCAATTAAACACTATGGATGAACAAATGAAAAAAGAAGAGAATGTAATAAAGGCAAATCCAAACGTAAGTTCTGAACCTGTAAAAGTAGAGAAATTAGTTGAACCTGATATTCTTACGAATGAAATGAAGAAAATAGAAAATACGATACAACCGAATGTAAACGATTTATCGAATGTAAACGACAATCCGTATGGTACTGACAAACCGTATAGTACTGAAAAACAAAATGTAAACGACAAACCATATGGAAATTTAAAAAATGGAATAAAACCAACATTTAAAGCATTGAATCGACCTCAAATTGAGACTAATGACCCTATAGAAATCAAACCCACTATTCAAGAAATAGAAGTCAAAAAAACGTTTGAACTTGGAAGAAATAAAAAGGCAAGGACTGTAAGCGTATTAATCAAAAATAATTCTACTCGTAAAAAAGTAGAGAATGAGAGACTAAATTATAAAAAAACAAATTTGTCAACGATTAAAAATTATTTAAAAAAACAACAATTAATTAAGTTTGGCTCCACTGCTCCTAATCAATTATTGCGAGATATGTATGAAAATACAAAATTGTGTTGTGAAATTACAAATGAAAATCCACAAGTAATTGTTCATAATTTTAAAGAAGAATAACGCTTCTTTGTGTTACGTTTCTTTGTTTTACGTTTCTTTGTATATTTACCTCCTTTTTGTCTAGCCTTAACTTCCATATTTGCCCTAACTTTTCTATTTATTTCATTTAGATTTGGCATTAACATTTCTATACCTTTTCTTATACCACCTTTAATTGAAGTCTTTGCTTGTAATATTGGAAAACGAACATATCTATTATATCTTGAGTATTGTGGTTCTAATTCTTGTTTTTTTAAAATATCATTTACATTTAATACTTTATTGTTTTCTAAAAAAAAGTTTATTTCATTTAACGTTGATTTTATTTCCTCTACCATATGATTTCCCATACGATCTAAACGAATTGCTCCACCATATCTATAACGGTTCATTTTAACTATAATTCCATTAATTTTATTTTTAATGTCATCTGTAAATATTGGATTGTCTATATTTATTGAATCTATATTTTCTAAAGTAACTAATGGAATAGCTTCATTTATTAACGGATTATCTTGTTCTTCAATTTGATTATTTTGCATATACTATAAAAGTATATTTTAAATAATTGTAATTCTACAACACGGACAAGATTGATGCCGATTTAACCAACGAATTAAAGAGTTTCGTTTGAATGTATGTCTACACGCATTAATCATAATTACATTATCATTTGGCGAAAATATATCGTGTGTAATAGGGCAGGTTGTATTTATAGGATTTGTTAATGAACCATATGTCCCGCTAGTTATAAGATGTGCCACACTTGAAATGTCAAATGAAACGGTAGTATTTATTCTAGGTGCTAAAAGATTTATAAGTTGAACGTCTATTTCGACGCTACCTTGATTACGAATATTTTCTTCGTGTAGTTCCATTAGTGATAACAAACGCGAAATATTTTCACTGCTTTTTATAAGCAAACTCACTCTATCCTCCATTTTTATAATATAAATGGTTTTTGTTTAAATGTTAAAAGAGGTTAAAGTTATTTTATTTTAACTTTTTAATGGATACACTAGGTTATTCTGGATTAACAAATTTGGGTAATACTTGTTATTTAAATTCTACATTACAAATATTATCAAATATACCAGAATTGAATAATTATTTAAATAAAACGCAAAATTACAATGAATGCATAGATAAATTATTAACCATCGAATGGCTTAGTTTATATAATATGATGTGGTCTACAAATTGCGTAATATCTCCGAATCGTTTTGTTCATTTTGTAAGAGATATTTCACTTAAAAAGGAGTCGCTCTTTAGTGGTAATGATCAAAACGATGCGGTTGAATATTTTTATTTTGTAATAGACTGTATACATAACTCTCTAAATAATACGGATAATATAATTTTAAAGAAATCTCATTGTAATATAATTGATAAAGCAATTGATTTATATGAATCCTCTAACAAGTCAATAATTCATTTATTATTTTCATCTTTTATTATGATAAATTATATAAATCAAGAAACATTACAATGTGAATTTAATAAGGTTGAACCCAGTTTTACCATTGAGATTAGCATACCTATTACAAATGACCCTATTACAATTGAAAATTGCATTGAATATACGTTTAAATCTGAAAATATGCCTGACCCGTGGTTTGATGATAATACTAAAACTCATAAACATTTAATAAAAAATACAAGAATATGTTATCTTCCTAAAATATTAGTAATTCATTTAAAAAGATGGAATCATAATTTACATAAAAATAAGCAAATTGTTCATTATAAGGAGAAATTAAATCTATACCCATACACAATAAATAATGAGGAAGATAATTGCGAATATGAATTGTTTGGTGTAATAAATCATCAAGGCAACGTATTAGGAGGGCATTATTATACATATGTAAAAAAACAAGCGTGGGTATGTTTTAATGACGCATCTGTTGCGAATATAAATAATATAATATCTCCTGATAATTATTGTTTGTTTTATAGAAAAATAAAATAAACATTCAATATAAATGTCAGTTAATGTAGATGAAGACAGTCAAATACCATCTTATGATTCATTTAATATCCTAGGAAATAAAAAATTGCCCTTTATTATTTTATTAATTGTTGTTATTTTTATTTACATAATGTTATTTAGTTTTTTAAATAACATATCATTAGATAATGAAGGTAATAAATGGTGGATATTATTATTAGAAATAATACTTGTAGTTATATTAATAATTGTGGTCGGATTAAATATGGATTCATTGTCTGAATATAATTTTAGCACTGAAATTAAAAACCTATTTTCTAATAAAAGAACAGAGGTAAATGTAAAAGTTGGAGGAGAACAAACAGAGTGTACTAAAGATGAAAGCGGCGAAGTATTTAATATACCAAAAAATATATATACCTATAACCAAGCAAAGGAAGTTTGCAGCAGTTTAAACTCAAGATTAGCAACATATAATGAAGTCGAATCTGCGTATAATCAAGGCGGCAGTTGGTGTAGTTACGGATGGTCAGATGACCAAATGGCACTATTTCCTACACAAAAAGAGGTATATAATAAACTTAAGGCTATCCCTGGACACGAACACGACTGTGGAAGACCCGGTGTAAATGGCGGTTTTATTAATAATAAAAATTTTAAATTTGGAGTAAATTGTTATGGAAAAAAACCACACTGGACTGAAAAAGATAAGGATTTTATGGATAATTATAGTTATTCGCCGTCAATGAGGGATTCCAGTTATAATGATATAAGTAATAATAAGATTATAAATACTCTATTAATAGCGCCATTCAATAAATCAAAATGGAGTTATGAATAATATATGAATTTATGAATGACGTTTTTTAGTATTTCTAATTCTAATTTTTTTACTTTTAGTATTTCGTTTTGGTTTAAACTTTTTATATTCTGCTTCAAAGTTTGATACGCGTTTTATATATTTATTTTTTTCTGGTGTAGAGGGTTTAACATAAAGACCAAGTGGAATTAACATATTATATATATAAAAATATAAAATGTTATGGATTTTGCGTCATATATTTTGCGTCTATATATTTTGCGTCATAAATTATAATTATTATTAATAAATAATTATAAATGAATATTTTGGAACATTACGATATAGAAAAATTAAAGATTAGTGAACCCTTCAATATAGATGATGATAACTATTTTTGCAAATTTAGTTATAATAATATGCCATTTATGATTAAAACAAATAAAATATGTTATTTAAAATCTCGCCAAAAAAACTCAAATAATTATATTAATATATCTTTAACAAGTCCAGATTATTTATTATGGTTTGAAAACTTTTATAAGGATTGTATTGATTTAGTATATAAAAAATCAGACGATTGGTTTGAAGAAAAACTAAGTTATTCAGATATTGAGTTTTCATTTATAAACCCACTTAAGAGCAATATTAGGGATTCTTGTTTCGATATTCAATGTATTACAGATGAAAATAGACTTCATATAGTAGATTCAAATAATAATATGCTTAATTTAGATAGTATTAAAGAGTCAAAAGTAATACCAACTTTTCACATTAAAGGTGTAAAGTTTAATAGTAAACATTTTTTATTTGAAATCGAACTAAATAATTTATATATTATTTTAGAAGATAATTTAGAAGAACCCGTAAATGAAAAAGTTGAAACTAGGACAAATGTTGAAACAAATGCAAACGTTGAAAGTAGGACAAACGTTGAAACAAATGCAAACGTTGAAGGTAGGACAAACGTTGAAGGTAGGACAAACATTGAAACAAATACAAACGTTGAAAGTAGGACAAACGTTGTTAATATTGTAACCGACCAAACAGATAAATCTAACGATTCAGAACCAGATGATTTAGCATTAAACGAATATAGTTTACCGGTTGATACTTTAGAAAATATTAATATGAATATTGATAATAATGTATTTATTAAAGTTTATGAAATAGTAAATAACAGAATTAAAGATGATATCATTAAACATTTAAGAGATATTTTTATTAGAAAAAAAATAAGAAATGATATCGATTTAAATGAAATGATAGACGACGAAGACGAAAATTAGCATTTTAACAATTTTTTTTTATAATATAAGTTTATATAATGAAATTGGCAATGTTTAATGGAAAAGGACAGAAAAACATTTTCAATATAATTCTTGGTCTTGGCCTAATTATTGTAATTGCTGTATTATTTAGATATAATAGCAGCAAATCGGCGACTGTAGATAGTATGACCGAACAAAAAAAGAACGAGGAATCTGTTAATAGTCAGGTCGGTAATGAGGTAGTTGGGTTATCTGCTTCTGATAATAAAAACAATTTTATGCCCGTATCTGGAATGGCAACACAGACCCCGCAGAATAGTTGCAATGCTCAACCGGTATTAAATCCAAGCGAGTTACTACCTAACGACACAAACAGTGAGTGGGCGAATATTAACCCCGCCTCCAATGACCTTAAAAACTTAAACTTACTTAACCCGCAGCAGGTAATTGGCATTAACACTGTAGGCAGTTCTTTAAGAAACGCGAACTTACAGGTTAGGTCTGAACCCGCTATTCCCAAGGCAAATGTAGGCCCTTGGAACGCATCTACTATTGAGAATGATACTTTCCGTCGGCCGCTAGAAATTGGTGGTTGTGATTAAAATAAATATATAATTTATAATGAATAAGGATGATATTCTGGGGTATGTTATGATAATATTTATTCTTATTATTTCTTATAAATTATATATTGATTCTGATTATTTTCAATTAAAATGTATTGTCTCTACCGTAGACGGTGATAAATACTGTGTTCGAGAAAGAAAAAACTTACAACAGGCATCAGATTTATTAGCAAACATTACTGTAAAAATGAAAAAATTAGTAAGTTTTGTGGATGAAAAATATCCAGATAAACCAAATATTAGGAGACTTGTTAAAAAGTTTAACCCAAATAAAATTATGGAAACATTGCCAACAAGCGAATATACTGCTTATAGTGAAAACAAGGGCAAAAAAATAGCATTTTGTTTAAATAAACAAAAACATAATAACAATAATTTAATTGACGAAAATACCTTAATGTTTGTAGCAATTCACGAAATGAGTCATATTGCGACAGAGAGTATAGGTCATAATAAGGAGTTTTGGGATAACTTTAAGTTTTTATTAAAGGAAGCGAAGGAAGCAGGGTTATACAATATTGTAGATTATAGCACACACAATGAGGAATATTGTGGTATGACAATTACTGATAATCCATATTTTAATTAAAAAGTATATAAATAATAATATACCTTTTATCTATATGAATTTAACATTTTCAATTTTAATAAATAATAAACAGGCAGATACATATCAAGTATCAAATATATATAGCGATGATACAATCGAAAATATAAAATTCAAATTATCAAATGAAATAGAGAACAAAAATATAAAACAATACTATTTTTTTTATAAAAGAAGAAAGGTATTGAATCCGTATGACGTATATAACCAACTGTCTCTCAACGATACTATTTTAATTGATAAAAAAACATTTACAATATTTTGCATTAATCATAATATAAAAATAGTAGATGATAAACCCTATTATACGTTAGAGGATATACTACAGTTAAATATTGAAGGAGAGATAGAGGTCAATGAACCCATAGGAATCGAAGAAGGAAATTATATTATTAATCCATTTGACAATCTATTCAATTATCAGGACAATATTTCTACGACATCAAATAGTCTATTGTTAGATTACCCCCAACTGGACACAATATATGTATGTTTTGCTAAAAATGTATTGGCCTATTCTGAAAAGCAAAAATTAATAATAGATAATGTATTTAATATTTATTACCCGTATTTATTTCAAGAAAAGATATTTTCAAATGCCCAACTTGTTAATGAATATTTTGATAATTATACCGAGTATAACAATATAATTGATTTACAGCATACCATATTCAATAATTCAACCGAATTGCATACAACTGAAAAGGGTCTTCATTCATTATATTTCGTATTATATACGAAACAACCCTTTGTTTTTCCTATTGATATTTTTTTTAAATTATTACAGTCCTCGTCTGAATATCCATATATTAAATTAAATCAAGGACGCAAACAAGAAAATATATTTAGATTATACTCTCCATATGTAAGTTTAAATGGTAATAAAGCGCCTTATTTTGATAAATCCAAATTAAACAGATTTAAAAATATTATTAAAAAAATAGAGGTTATTTCATATGTTATTGAGTTTGATAAATATCAAATACTAATCGACATTGACACCAACGGATATATTTATTATACTATTTCTGATTTAAAAATGGCATCCATACAAGATATAGAAACGGTTATATTAGATACAATTAACCCATTGATTAATAGATTGATACATTTTTTTGACCCATCTGAAAAAATATTTAATAAGTTTGTAAAATTACAGCACGATTCAATTGATATTATTGATATGAAATATAAATATTTATTTCCAAAAGTAAAGACGACTGTATCCAAGTTTATTAAATGTTTTTCTAGTGTATTTAATTTAATTGAGGAAAAGGACATTACTAAATTAAGATACAAACGCGTGTCTAGTTTTAATAAATTGGATAGCGAACAGGCATACTTAATTGATTTAATGAATTTACAAATACCGCGTGATAGTATTATACATTCATTTGCAACGTCATTTAATGTTACATTAGATGAAGCGACAAGTAAATTACAAGATATCGTATATTTATATGAAACTAAGTCAAACGTATCGAGTCGCAGAATATTAAAGTCTAAAACAAACCCCGGATTTTCTGTAGAGATTAGTAAAACTGAAAAAAATATAGAGGTTTTAATTAATAATATTACTCACGCTGGATACATTGAATACTTGGATGTCTTTGTAAATAATTTAATATTAATATCTCAGCAGGCGATTAAGGGTGATGAAATTGCTGGATTATGTAAAAATATAGATGAAATTATTGTGAAAGATGTTGATTATGTGCCCGAAGTTAAAGAATCAGAAGAAGTATTGCCCGTGAATGAAGTGTTTGATTTTGATATGAATTTTGGGTCTAATACAATGATTATGAAGGAACAACCCGATTATTTATCAAAATTATTAAATATACCCGATATTAATGAAAGCGAGGATGAAGAGGAAAGTAAAAGTCCTATCGAGGGTGAAGTTCCTATCAATGGTGAAGTTCCTATCAAAGGTGAAATCATTAATAAGAGCAAAAACATTATTGAAGGAAAAGAAGAAAGCGAAGATGAAAGCGAAGAGGAAAAAGATGAAAGTGAAGATGAAAGCGAAGAGGAAGTTGAAAAAGATGAAAGCGAAGATGAGAAAAGCGAAGAGGAAGTTGAAAAAGAGGAAAGCGAAGTTGATGAAGGCGAAGTTGAAAAAGAGGAAAGCGAAGTTGATGAAGGCGAAGTTGAAAAGGAGGAAAGCGAAGATGAAAAAGAGGAAAGCGAAGTTGATGAAGAGGAAAGTGAAGATGAAGGCGAAAAAGAAGAAATTGAAGAAGAGGAAATAAAAGAAAGTGTTCTTAATGAAAGCGAAGTTAACCCAAATCCAATAAGTGACAGCAAAGGTATAAACGAAGCAAAGAATGAAGATAGTGGATTTTGGAATGATATAGAATTTAATAATTCACCCAATGAAGGAACTAAAAAAGGGACAAAACGAAGAGGTGGCGCATTAGGTGAAGAAAGAACCCATTTTTTCATATATAATACTATAAATCAACGCAAATTAAATAAAATTATGGGTAGAGATATATCTATTAAAGGTGCTGATGTAAAGGGATATTTTAGAGCATTTGGTGGTAATAAATGCACTATTATTAAAAAGAAAGAAACTCATTGTAGAGGAATTATATTTTATGCAAGTGAATCTGATATTACCAAAATAATGACTGAATTACCCGAATATAATATAATAGATGTTGCCGTTTATGACGACCAAGGCAACCGACACGACGGTAAAACATTTATACTTGATAAATTGGATTCGACTGCTATGCCAACCAATGAATATTTGAAGGAAGTATATAAAACAGTTTCTCAAGGTTGGTCTGATATAGAGGGTAAAAATAATTTATATATTTATAATAATGACTATCAATTGATGGGGTTATTTGATGGCGAAAAAATAGTGGAGCAGTCCAATATAGAGTCTACCATTATTAATTTGGGTCATCCAAGTCCATTCTTAAAAAAGTTACAGGAGAGAGAACCAACTCTATTTATCAAAGAGGACAGTCAGGCATTCTCTCAATACAGTAAATTATGTCCTTGGAATAGAAGACGTTACCCAATTATATTAACCAAAAAAGAAAAGGATGAAATTGACCGCGTTGCGCCCGGTTCTTACCATTCAGCAGTTGAATATGGAACCAACCCCGATAAACCCTACTTTTATATATGCCCACAATATTGGAACTTAAAAACAAATAAACCAATGCGTAAAGAGGATGTAGACCCTTCCAAAATAATTGACAGTAAAACAACAAACCCAGATTTGAGTAAAAAATATATATTTGAGTTTTCTACACAAGCGCACGGTCCGCACTCAGTCCCGTCCTTTTTAGATAAAAAATCTCATCCAAAGGGTCATTTTATACCGTGTTGTTTCAAATTAAATAAAAAGGGCGAAATACCTCAAGCGCAATTAAAGAGAATTGAAGAAGCAGCAAAATTAATGGCAAAAGTAGAAAACAAGTCATTGTCAAAAAGTAGCACGAATGAAGACACTGAATATATTCAGAATGGTTTAAAGTTTCCGTTACCCAATAAACGTCGCGGTGAATTAACTGTATCATTAGAGTCATTTTTCAATTTTAATCATTTAACTTGTTATAGTAATCCAAAAACCAAAAAGTTTAAACTAAATAAAGCGTGTTTGTTAAGGCGAGGCGTTGAAAATAATAAAGAGCAGTCCTTTATAGCAGTCCTTGCCTTTATATTTAATAAATCATCAATGCTTGAAATGAAACAACATATAGTAGATTCAGTTAAAATCGATAATATTCAAGACTTCCATAATGGCAGTTTGTCACACACCTTTTCTAAAGACAATTATAACGAACAAGATATTACACCTTATTTAAAGAGCGAATTATATTTAAAAATGGAATCCAACATTGAAGGTTTCAAAAAAATTGCGAATGGTCTTGAAAACTTCCATAAATATTTAATGGACCCAACCGTTGTCATTGATTATACCTATTTATGGGATATTATCTGCAGCGGAATATTAAAATCAAATGGGAAAAGAATAAATATGATAATTTTAAATGAAACAATGGATGATACAACACAAAATATTAATATTATATGCCCTACTACCAAACATTCAAGTTTTTTATTTAATTTAAAACGGATGTCTATTATTATTTATAAACGAGGCGATTATTATGAACCATTAGTTATTTATAAAGAGGATTCGGAAATGATATATCCCGATAAGCATTATTTTAAATTGACAGAAGATATACCCTTTATGCAAAATATATTGGAATCCATTAATAAAAATTTGGGCGAATGTAATGGATCAATTATTAATAAATATTATACATTCAAAAAAAATATAACCTTAATAGAATTAATAAATGAATTGGAGTCATTGCCCGATTATTCTATTAAAACTCAAATAATGGGTTATGATGGAAAAATAATCGCATTAATTGTGAGTTATATAAAAGATGATAAAACTCGCTCATTTTATGTTCCTTGTGCGCCAAGTAGTAAAGAAGATTTGCCTTATGAATTAATCAATGATAGTCATTGGAAAAATTACGCTGTTACTGTAAAATATTTAAAAAAATTATATATTGATTCAAAAGAACGCATTCCGTGTTTGCCGCAATTTCGTGTAATTGACAAAGCACTTATTGTAGGTGTTCTTACAATGACGAACCAATTTGTAATGTTAACTAATCCTGAAGAGAATAAATATCACGATGAATTAAAGGATTTAGATGACCACCATTACATTCATTATACTGACAAAGAATATGTTGACTATGATTATGTATTATCTTCTACTAAATTAACAAAAGAACACGATATTATATTTTATTTAAAATTAGAACAACAGTTTTATAATGCGTATTTTAATACATTAAAGGTTGCAATAAGTGATATAAAAAATCTAGCAATACGTAAAAAAATAGAGGATGTAATTAAAAGCGATGATTCATTTCCAGAACAAATAAGTTCTTTAAAAGAAATATTAAAACCATTATTAACGATGTTTCAATTTGTAAAGTTTAATAAGGATGTATTAAATAATATTATAGATGTAAACTTATGTAAAGGTGAAAAAGCATCCTATTGCACAGATGATAATCTTTTATTAATACCTATTAAAAATTTATTTACAAAAGAGGATAATGAAGGTGCATATTTAATTAAGTTTATAAATAATTTATTACGAAATCACAATATACAAACATCTATATTTAAAGAAACTCATAGCACCATTTATTATACAGACCATTATAATTTATCTGAGACAGAAATTCTTATTCTTGAGTCAATGTTATTCAATTATATTGATACATTAGGTGAAATTGTAAAGCGAAATAAATATATTGAATTTCGGGGTTATGAAGATTTAACTCCAAATGAAATATTCCAATTAATAGATTCTCAACCTGTAGAATCGGCGAATGTAGATTTAACATTAAGTTATAATACAAATAGTGCAAATAGCACAAATAGCAAGGCATCTGTTAAAGAACACGATTTATTTGGCATTGAACCAGAGCAAGAAATTGATGCCATTATTAAACCTGAAAATGACAAAACGCCAGAACAAATAATGTTTGCTAAGGAAAAAACGCCAGTTCAAGATATACTCATAGAAGAACCACCCGTAGAAGAACTTGAAGAAGAATTACCTGAAAAAGAACTTGAAAAAGATTCACCGTTAGAAGATTCACCGTTAGAAGAACTTGAAAACGAATTATCACTTCAACAAGTATCACCTAAAGAAACATTACCCCCCGCTGTATCACCTAAAGAAATAAAACCTAATGTTCAACTGTCTGAATCAGAATCCGAAGAAGAATCAGAATCCGAACTTGAAGAAGAACCTGAAATCGAAGAACCTAATCCTATAAAACCAACATTACCCATTAATATATTTAGCGCACCTACTTCAAGTAATAAAAAAGCACCGATAGAAGAATCATCGAGTGAAGAAGAATCATCCAGTGAAGAAGAATCATCAAGTGATGAATCGAGTGAAGAAGAATCATCAAGCGAAGAAAGTGAATCGGGTGAAGAAGGTGAATCGAGTGAATCAAGTGATTCGGATGAAGAAAAAACACCCGACGTAGACTCAGCAGAGTCAAACTCCTCAAATAAAACAATAAAATCATTAAAAAATAGTTGTAAATTAAAAACACTTACTACCGACTTTTATAAAGAAAGATTAAATAATGGTCTCCATAAATGTATTCATAAACAATATCTTCCTCCAGTATGGCTCCCCTATTTTAAAAAACAGACAACTGTAATTCTCACATTTGGAATAAAAAAACCTGAAGAAATGATATATTTGCCATCTATACAGTGTAATTATTTCTTACTTTCATTGCTATTAAAGGATTGTAATAAGGATGAATATAAAGGCCAATTTTCTACAAATTATGTAAATGA